TATTGCTGAAAGTCGATATGACCAATTTATTCTTGACCCACAAGATTATGCGGCGGCTGAAGATGCTGGTGAGATATTAGCAATAGTTCATTCCCATCCCATCACACCACCAACTCCTAGTCAAGCAGACATGGCTTCTTGTGAAAGTAGTGGATTACCTTGGTATATCGTTAATCCAAAAACAGAGGGATGGTATTACTTTGAACCTTCTGGATATGAAGCACCATTAGAAGGCAGAACATGGGTGTGGGGAGTGGCTGATTGTTGGACGTTAGTAAGGGATTATCATCTTAGAAAAGGTACAGAATTAAGAGATTGGGAAAGACCTATTAATCCAGAAGATTTCAGATTAAATCCCATGTTTGATAGTTGTTGGAAAGATACAGGTTTTAGAGAACTTGAACCAGAAGAAGAATTACAAGAAGGTGATTGCTTGTTGATGAATATTCGAGGTAAAGGGTTAAATCATATTGCAGTGTTCTTAGAAGGGAATGATATTTTGCATCATTTACAAGGAAGATTGTCGAGTCGTGACCAATTGGACGAATGGCTATTAAAGTGTATTGGTAGGAGGATAACCTTACGTCATGCTTAGAAAAATCAAGTTATATGGAAAACTTGCAAAGTTTGTAGGTCAAAGAGTTTTAGAAGCAGACGTACAGAATGCTGCTGAAGCTGTTCGTTTTTTAGTAGTTAATTGGCCTGCTTTAGAACAGCACATGGCAGATCAATATTACAAAGTAGAGGTTGGTAGTAATGCTTTAACTTTAGAAGAGACTGTTTATCCTCTTGGTTCAGACGATATAAGTATTACTCCTGTTGTTGCTGGAGCTGGAGGAAATACAGGAAGGATAATTTTAGGTATTGCTTTGATTGGTACAGCTATACTTTTACCAGGCGCAGCACCTGTTCTTGGTATGTCTGGTTTCACAGCAGCAGGAGGAGCAGGATTAGCAACATGGGCTGGAGTCTCGGCTGTTGTTGGAAATGTTGGTTTATTATTAGTTATCTCTGGTGTTGCTGGGATGTTGGCTGACACTCCAACAGTTCCAGAATCAGAAGAAGATCCGCAAAACTCCTTTAGTTTTAGTGGTATTCAGCAAGTAGCAAGAGCAGGAACTCCTGTTCCTATTTGTTACGGAGAGGCAATGACAGGATCTGTTGTTATCTCAGCCGAAATTGATGTAGCTGATCAAGTAACATGACAAAGATTATTGGTTCTGGTGGTGGTGCAAAAAATCAAGGTGGTGGTGGTCGTACACCTACCACTGATGCTGACACTCTTGACAGTAAAAGTTATGCGAATGTTTTAGATCTACTTGCTGAAGGTGAAATAGAAGGATTAAAAGATGGATTGAAATCTGTTTATTTGAATAACACGCCTATTCAAAATGATGATGGTAGTTTTAATTTTTCAGATGTTTCTTATCAATTTAGAGAAGGTACATCTAACCAAACTAAAATAAATGGTTTTGATAAAGCAGCAACAACTGTTTCTGTTGGTAGACGAGTAACAAAGGCAACAGGTAATTGGGTTGCAGAGAAGGGGTTCCCTCTTAATAGTTATATTGATAGAACAATTAGTGGAACTCTTCGTTATTTCCAAGCTACTACAGCAGGCACTTCAGGAGCTTCTGAACCTTCTTGGAATACAAGTGTTGGAGGAACTACTTCAGACGGCGGTATCGTTTGGACTTGTATAGCAAATGATCCAAATGTAGGAGAGACAGAAACGGTAGCAACATCTGATTCTATTGATGCAGTAAGGGTTATTTTACGATTCCCTGCCCTACAAGACATTAAAGATGATGGAGATATTGAGGGAACTTCTGTTCAATATAAAATTCAAATGTCAGTTGACGGAGGTGGTTTTAGCGACAAAATCACTGAAACATTGTCAGGAAGAACAGGTGATTTGTATAAGAGAGATTATGAATTAACTTTGCCTTCTAATTTCAGTACAGAAGTAAAAATTAGAGTTATTCGTTTAACAGATAATGCTGCTGATTCTGCGAGATTGCAAAATGAGACATGGTGGGATTCTTTTGTTCAACTTACTTATACAAATAATACTTATGCCAATTCTGCTATAGCTGGTCTTCGTGTAGATGCACAGCAGTTCCCTTCTATACCTAAAAGAGCTTATCTAATTAGAGGCACAAAGGTAAGAATCCCAAGTAATGCAACTGTTGATAGTGCTACTGGAGCATTGATTTACTCAGGAACTTGGAATGGTACGTTCCAAGCTGCTACTTGGTGCGCTGATCCTGCTTGGTGTTTATGGGATCTTTTGACATCCACCAGATATGGTTTAGGTGATCATGTACTTACTGCTGCTGAAAAAACAAGTTTCAATGGAAATGCAGAACGGTTAAGTAAATTTGATTTCTATGCTGCTTCTCAGTATTGCTCTGCAAATAACACCAGACCTAATAATGTAAATAATGATTATGGGCCTAATGGTAAACATGGTATAGCTGATGGGTTTGGAGGATTTGAAGCACGTTTCTCTTGCAATGTTTACATCCAAGGTAGAGCAGAGGCTTTTAAATTAATAAATTCAATGGCTGCTGTCTTTAGGGCTATGCCTTATTGGGCTGTAGGTAGCGTCGCTCTTTCTCAAGACAAGCCACAATCAAGTAGTTATTTGTTTACTTTGGCAAATATTACTTCTGATGGATTTAATTATTCGGGAAGTAGTCAGAGGTCGAGAGCAACTGTAGTTGTTGTTAAATATTTCGATAAAACTCTTAGATCTTTTGCTTATGAAGAGGTAAAAGATGACGCAAATCTTTTTAATGGAATAGCTAAATACGGCGTTATTACTAAGAACATTGAAGCTTTTGCCTGCACAAGTAGAGGTCAAGCGAATCGTGTAGGTCGATGGATGATTTACAGCGAATCTCAAGAGACAGAGGTTGTTAGTTTCACTTGTAGCTTGGAAGCAGGTGTTTTAGTACGTCCTGGGCAAGTTATTGATGTTGCAGATCCATTAAAGGCTGGTCTTAGAAGAGGTGGTCGAATTGCTTCTGCTACTACTGGACAAATAACTGTTGATGGTACTGCTGGTGTTGATACTGATTTACCTCAAGGTGGTTCTGTTGGATATACAAGAACGCTTCATGTTTTGCTTTCTGATGGAACGGTTGAATCAAGACCTGTTAGTAGCATCGTTGGCAATGTGATTACTCCTAGTACTGTTTTCAGCAGCGCACCAAATCCTAATAGTGTTTGGGTCTTAGAAACCTCTGGAGGAACATCTGCTGAGAATTTGCAGACAACTCAGTGGAGAGTTGTTGGAGTTGAAGAAGTAGATGATCTTGAATATAAGGTTTCAGCACTTGCTTATAACGCTTCTAAATATGCAAATGTTGAGACAGGATTTTCTCTTACTCAAAGAGACTTTAGTAACTTAAATGAAATTCCTGCTACTCCTACTGGTTTAAATATTGTTGAGCAATTGTATAGACAAGCTGATCAAGTCAAATCAAAACTTGTTATTTCTTGGGAAGGTGTTTTAGGAGTTAGTAAGTATGAAATTAGGTGGAGAAAAGATAATTCTGATTGGCATGTTTATACAAAAATTGGAACAAATGATGAGATTCCAGATGTAACTGCTGGTAGTTTTGAAATTAGAATTTATAGTCTTAATGCTACAGGTGTTCCGTCTTCAACTCCTTTAAGCAACACAACAATTGCGACAGGTAAAGATAGAAGTCCTAGTACTGTTACTAATTTTTCTTATACATTAGATCCCAAATTAGGATTCATTCTTCATTGGGATAAGTTAGTTGCTGTTTATCCTTATTTTGATGATTTAGATGTTGTCGGGTATGAAATAAGGACAACAGATGCAGAGTGGGGTATAGATAATAATGATTATTATAATTTTGCTTCTCCAGTTGCAGGTGAAAATTTAATAGCAAGAGTTACAGCTAATAGTTATAACCTTGGTTTTACTCCTCCAGGTTCTCGGTCTTATTACATCAAGGCTTATGACAGCCAAGGAACTTATAGCGTAAATGCAGGTTCTCAATCTATAGCGATTGCAGCTCCATTATCTCCTACTGCTATAGGCGATATTGAAGGTAATTTTGTAGTTATTAGTTGGACAAAAGTTCAAACATTAGGAAGATATGCGATTGATTATTATCAAGTTTCTAAGAGTTCCACTTTTAATACAATTCTTGAGAGTTTAGATACTACGGTTTACAAGAGAGAAGTTGATTGGACAGGAGCGCAATCTTTTTATGTTAGGTCTGTAGATATAGCGGGGAATTTTAGTACAGCTAATATTGTCACTATTCAAAATACGCAAGCATCAAACTATGGATTAGCTGTTAATTACGATAGTGGAACATCTGCTGACTTGACTTGGAGTGAAAGAAATGGTGGCACTCCAACTGTTGCTTATCAGATAGCTCATAGTCCAACTTCTGTTACTTCTTTTGGAGAAGCTACTGGTAATCAGCAGATACAAGGAACAGCTTTTTCATTCCTTGTTAATTGGACAACTGATAGGAGATTTTGGATTCGATCAGTTGATGCTCAAGGTAATACAGGTGCAGAAGAGTATTTTGATATTTCGTTCACTATTGCAAATGCAGTTTCAAACCTTACTTCTACATTTAAAGG